AGGTAGCGTGATAGCGCGCGTGCATGGACAGGCTTTTGGCGAGCGCAATCATATTTTTTGGGGATTCAGCCCAGGCATACTCTGACACGTAGACGTTTCCATGGAGCGCGGCGGCGAGGCTTTCCGGCCCGATAAAATAAATGACCGCACCGTTTGGTAGTTCCAGATGCGCTTTACCTGATTTTATTTTCCCAAGGTGTGTCCAGGCTGCGGCCTCACTTAAAAAAGCTGACATATAAGTTTTGACGGTAAGGGCAGATGCCGGGGTGCAGCCCAGAAAAATCTGGTTGCGTCCGGTATGCAGTGCATCGTTCAGTGCTTCGTAGGCGAAAAAGAAATCCGCGCCAGCCTGACGCATTTTTGTAAGCACACGGTTTCGACTGCGTGCGCCGCTGTTCCATTCATGCTGGTAAGCAAAGAAAGGGCGATCTACAGGCAGGCTGGCGGTGGTCATGAGGTTAGTTGGGGTTGAGTGCATCAGAAAATCTCCACAATGTTGCTGGTATTGGCGGCTTCGCCCTGCAGCGGTTCGTTAAACAGTGCGTGCATCGTTGCCCAGGCCAAATCGGCATGGCTGGCTTCTTCGCTGCGGCTGGCTTCGTAAGTGGGACGGTTTCCGCTGGCGGTAGTGGCGCGGCGGATAGCCATAAAGGATTGCGCAATGTCGGTGTGTCCTGCGTCAAACTCCAGACGGCGGTGGCTGATAATGTCGTATGCCTTGAGCACAAGGGCGTTTTTGACGTTGGGGTTGTAGACAAACTCCCGCACGGCAGGAAAGAACGCTTTCACGTTCTCGTAGACACCGTGACCGACGCCGGTCGAGTCGATACCGATATAGGTCACGTTGTACTGCTGCGTCAGCTTTTTGATAGCGTCAGCCTGGGCGCGGAAGTCCATCCCGCGCCACTGGTGCCGCTCAAGAATGCGGAACTTGCCGCCCGGTACGGTTGGCGGTGCCACCACCACGCACCCGGCGCTGTCACCGTTCTGCGTGCCTTTCGCCGGGTCGTATCCGATCCAGACTTCGCGCCAGCCAAACGGGCGCAGCGCCAGCGCTTGAAAATCTGCCCACACTTCCCAGCTGTCCACCATGCACGCCTGCAGCTCGCTGAGAGGGAATACTGACGCCAGATCGTCAATAAATTCGCACATCAGCAGGTTCTGATATTCGTCCGGGCTGTACTCCATGCGCAGCTGGTCAAGGTCGAACAGATTACAGCCACCGCGCACCGCAT